TGTTGTATGGCCTCTTATTATTGCTGCTGCATTATTATGAAATGCTCCTACAATACCATTAGAGAACCTTGTAGTTTTAAATCCTACATTTTCAGTATTACTTCCTATAACTATTGCAGTTACAGATAAATTAGCAGTATCAAATATTGTTGCACCTGAATTATTGTTTCCTAATAATCTTACTGATGCAGCTCCTGTTTGTGTTGGTGCACTGGATATTGTTGCCACTGCATTTGATCTTCTTCCTTTTACTTTTTTACCATTATTGAATTCACCAACTACATCACTTAAATTCAATGATGATGCTGATACTGTAGATACCTGACCATTAGCACCTGAGTTAGTAATGTTAATACCAGTAACATTGGCAGTACTATTGTTTGCTGTTGACGAAACCACCACAACATTATCATTACTCGTGAATGTACCAAATGAACCACTTAATGTCATTTCAGTACTATTTGATGTTAACAATAAACCATTTGCTCCACTTTCATCGCCTTTTACTATAACTCCTGCTCCATTTGCTCCAAAACTTCCTGTTACACCAGTAACTTCTAATGTTACTTCGTTTTCTTCATCTATCTTTTCATTGAGTTCAAAACCGTGTCCGGCACTAGCTAATGATATTGGTAATGTTATTTGATTAGCAAATGATCCAGATACTAAAGCAACAGTGATCTTATTAGTACCTGATCCAATGTTTGTGTTTATAATATATCCATTAGCTACTACAGATCCACCTGATGTAAGTCCTTGTACTGTAGGAGATTTTTGTGGATTGGTGTCTGCTATAGATGAATTGTAAGTCCAGTGGCTTGAGTCATTTGCTGCTTGGTATGCTAATATATCATTATTAAATGTTGTTGCACTTATTACATTTACTGACTCTACTTCTTGTTCTACTGTTTCAAAATTTAAAAACTCAGCATTAGCTACTCTTAAAGACCATAAATTATCATCTAATCTTACCTGTGATATAGTGGTATTGCCATTAGTAGAGTTTGCAATCTTGTCATTAGTTGTTATTAAACCAAACATATTGTTTACAATAATGTGAGTATTTGGAGCATCACCAGCTGCATTGGTGTCATTACCTATAGCTGAAATTACTCCGTTAGCATCTGATGTGTCTACTGTTATACTATCACCTACAGCAAATAATGGGCGTGCATTTGCACCTAATATAATATGAACATTGCTAACAGATTGTGCTGTACTAATTAAATTATTTACTTGTAGGTTTTGATCGTTGACGTCTGTAAATGTAACATTAGCGTCTTTTGAGAATCCAAATCCACCATTTGCTAATTGAAAGTCAACAAGTCCAGTTGCATCATCAATAGCTGTAACTCTTGCTTGTCCTAACTTACCTGAGTCTGCTACAATATCAAAAATGTCTCCTATTTTGTTATCGCTTCCTCCAAGAGTAATATTAATATCTGATAAGGAACCGGTTACTACTGGCATTCCCTCTGTAAGTCCGTCAGAACTTTTTGCTACTATTTCACCTCTTAAAAAGTTTCCTCTCAAGTTAGATAAATTCATTACATGAACTTTTACTCTATTGAGTAGTCTGGTACCTATGGATTCAACAAAAGCCTTAGCTCCGCTTTCACTTCCTACTATTTCAATACCTTTCAATGAGGTGAGCTTATCTAGGTCCGGTGCATATACTTCAACATATCTTGGAAGTTTAAAATCGGATGTTGAAGGTTTTAAGATATCTTCACTTGGATAACTAATGGTTATATCTTCGTCAAATATAAGTCTGAATAAAAGTTGTACTGCTCTTGGTGTTCCCTTGGCACGATAGAAGTCCATGATATTCTTAATAGTAAGTCTATCATCTGTTTTAAGAAGTCCTGGTAATTGAGCTAGATATGTTCGTTTAAAGTGTTCTAAAAAATCTGCAGTAGTTTTATCTACATCTAAATATTCTAAAAGATTACGTGAAAAGTCTAATGTTTGGTTTTCTTGTTCAAGGAATTCATAATATGCTTTGAGAAATATTTGAAACATTTCTCCTTCTTCGTTATAGAATGATGGAAACTGTTCTTTGACAAATAAAGAAAGTTTATCCTCTATTTGTCGCATTATACTCTCTCTTGAATTATGTTGATTACTGGTGTTTGATTATAACTTAATATAATATTTTTATCTGATTTAACTGTTCTGTTTGCAGGAGTTGCAGTTACACTTATAGTTGCTCCCTCAAAAGCAGTTACCTTAAAGCTGTTAATGTTTACTATACCGTCTTCATAATTTACTGTACCAATATCATTTTGAACTACTTCTAATACACCATTTGCCTGTTTTACTACTTGCAAGGTTCCTAGACCATCGTCTCTTAATGTACAGCTTGTTAGGTTAGAGAAAGTAAAGCCGGTTGATGTTATTGGTGCTGTGCCATCTACAAATTGATTTGATGCATTTGGTATTTCTTGTTGGATCTTATTATTGAAGTTTAACACAAAACTATTTGCTGTGTTCAAATCTGGATTTAAGTTTTTCTTTAACAGTACTGTAGTATCATTGTTGAGTATTGATCCATCAGCATCATCTATGGCTCTAGCTAATTGTGAACTTCTTAGTGTGCTATTAAACTTGTTAATGTTTGTATTAGCAAAAGTTTGTATCTTTTCTGTAACTAAAGATTTAATATCTGCATCAAATTTGGAAGTAGTGTTTGGATCATATCTTACATCAGTGTTAATTTGAACAAATAAAAATTCAGGATCTATTACTTTAGGTATAATAGATAGAGGTGATCTAAGTCTTAAGAAGTCCTCTATATCTTTTTTTCTACTATCAGGAATACCATCAGCATTTTTTAAATCTACAGATACAATTACTTTTCCAAATTCAGGTGGTGTTGCTTCTTCACCACCAAAGACATTTAGTGATTCTATATCATTGAAGTTTTGTAGAAGTAAAGTTCTATAATCATTTACAGTTACTGTTCTATCTTGTATTGTTATTGATTTAGGAGCATTTGTTTTTATAGACTGAATGCTTTCAGCAACTCCACCACCCTTTGCTGATGATGCAACTGTTATGGTTGTACAGCTATGAGGAATGTCTGATGTTCCAATAGTAAATGAATTTGCTCCATTAGGCAGCTCACCAGATGTTTTTCTATAGACAGTTTCTATGACATTCCCATCAGTAAGACTTCTTCCTATAACTCCATCACCAAATTGTATTTCATATTTTTCTTCTTCAGCTGGTACTACAAAATAAACATTTGAAGAACCATCTAAACCTATTGTTGTTTGTGATTTAGTGTAAACTGAATTAGTAGTATCTGCTGCAGATGTTAAAACTGTTACAACTAAACTATCAATGTCTACTTCTTTGTTTTGTAAAACAAATCTTTGACCAGTGTTTGCAGTAGCAACAGTAAAGTATTCATATACTATGTCACCTTCAAATAGTTCTAATCCTTCTACGAAATATCTATCATCTTTGACAGGCACTGTTATTCTTTCATTGGTTGTAAAGGTATAAGTATTTGAATCTACTTGGGTAGAAAAGGCTGTATACTTTGGAATTGTTACTGATGCTAATTGACTATCAGGAAAAATTTCAAAATTAATTACTGCTTTAGATGCTGTATGTGAACTAGGCAAGTAATTTAAAGACTTGGCATGTGATACTACACTATCTCTTAGTTGTGCACTATCAATAAATCCTTCAGCAGCTACCATGTTAAGATAGAAATTCTGCATATAAGTGTTATATGATAGTATGTCTAACATTACGCTCATGTTAGATCCATCAAAATCATAGTCTTTTAACAGGTCTTGTGAACGTAAGTATTGCTTAAGATTGCTCTTAATTTCACTAAAATCTAAATTTGCTACTGATAAACTACTATTTGCCATTACCTTATTCTCGCTAATTCAAGGTTTAAAACCTGTTCGTCTTTATTATTTATTAAATTGAATAGAATAGATACAAACATATAATTAGAATCTGGTGATGCACTTATTTGTATGTTTATTAGTTGAGCTCTAGGTTCAAATTGCTGTATCGTTTCTTCAATTGTTTGTCTTGCTACAATACTAGTTTGTGGAGTAAAATTTTCAAATAATAAACTTCTTATTTTGCAACCTAAGTCTGGTTGCATTAGTCTTTCGCCCTTATTAGTAAGTATTAAGTTCTTTATAGACTGCTTTACACTATCAGCGTCTTTCTTTAATGCAATATCACTTGTTGATTTAAGTGCTGCTAAACTATTATTAAAATCTGTAAATTGAGCCATATCTATATTTATCTAATCTATTTCAGGGTTTAGGTTTAATCTTATAGGCATTTGACCTATGATATACAACGGTGCTAAAGGCACATCGACCCCTGCCGGTTGTAATGCTAAAATTTCAGCAACTATTTCATTCCAATATTGGAAATGGGTTTTATCATGTATTTCTTCTGCACTAATTCTTGGTAGAGGTGGTTCCTCGTCTATTAAATTATTTTCAAATTTTGCTAAGTCTCTTTCATATTCAGCAATTTGTAGTTTTAGAAGATTAAGTAAATTCATGGTGTCAACTTTCCAACTTAACTTTGTTGCTTCAAAATACAATTCACCTGACTTCCTAAAATTCTTTTTTCTGTTTCCTGGTAGATCAATAAACGTATTACCTTTATCTTTAAACTTTTTACTTTCTTCATATAACGCATTAGCCTCTTTAAAAACTTTAATAGTTTCTTGATTATTAAAAGGATCTTGTGTTTGGAATTTTAAACATTTTTCATTAAATTCTTTTTCTATTTGCTGTGCTATATCTGTATCTGGATTTAGTATTACGTTGTTAGAAGTTTCCAATTGATCAGATGGAGCTGCTTGTTTTTCTGGTTTAGGAGCATTGTTTGTTTCAGATTTTTCTATAGAAGGTTCAGCGTCTTCACTAGCTACTTTAGTTTCTACACCTTTCTTTACAAAGTTTCCGTCTGCATCAATTTCTGCATTAGGAACATCTTTACATATACCATCAATAATAGATGCTGCATCAAAACCAGGCAATGTAACAGAAGGTAGTCCACCCATTAAATCTTTTATAGCTGATAAATCTCCTGCTGCTAAATCAGCAAGTGATCCAACTGCATTTTGTAATTTAGCTTTTTCTTGTAATCCTTTAAACTCTTCACTAAGACTTTTCATCTTTTCTGGATCAACACCAGTCTTGGCCAGCATCTCGTCTACATTAATATTTGCTCCAAAGTTTTCTTTTATATCTTCAAGCTCTTGTAATGCTGCTCCTGGATTATCAAGGTTGTTAATAAAGCTGGTCATTTGTGCTTGTAGGCTAGCTTTTGGTTCTGGTATCTCTGGTACTGCAGCTTCTATCTTTTCAAGTATCCCGTCTGTCTTTGATTTTAGATTATCTTTAAGACCACTAATGCTATCTGCAATACCTGCTGCAGCAGTTCCAATAGAACTGTTCTGTAAGTCGTCCATAGCCGATCCGATCTTTGCATCGAGATCTAAAAGTCCTTTTGATGGTCCGCAATGTTTTCCGCTCATAATTACTCCTCTGGATCCTGGTTAGGTCCACCAGTATCTGTTATGCTTCCTGTTGGTGCAGTTGCCGAACCTGTGTGAGTATGACTTTTCAATGTAACACCTGAATCTGTAATGTTACCAGTTGTGACATCTATTGATCCATTAGAGTAATCAATTGTACCAACGGATGCATTAACAGCCATAGTTGGTGCAGTAATTGTTTGAGTGTTTCCACTCTCTAGTTTTTGATTGCCTACTGATTTAATAGTCATTGTTCCTTCAGCAGCAATATTTAAGTTGCCTCCAGCAGCAATGTTAAGATTATTTGCTCCAAGCAATGTATAGTTATCTGGAAGTATATGTGTTGCTTTATTTAAGTTTGTTCTCTTATCTTCACCTGTTGTTGTCTTTGTATGTGTGCCTTTTATATTTTCAGTATGATTGCCAACTGTATTCAAGTTTACGTTCTTAGATACTCTTTGATTCATGTTTCCATTTATTTGTGTTGACTTATCACTTATTATTTCTTTTGCTTCGTTTCCACCTATCTTTTGAACTACATCACCTGTTACTGTTAATAGATAGTCTCCCTCAACTTCTTCTATCTTGTTTCCTTTTATAAGCGTTCTCGCATCTCCATTGATAGTAATATTAACATTACCTTTTACAAACATATCCTTTTCACCAAAGATAACTTCATAGTCGTTTCCAACTACTTTAGTCATTCT